TATACGATACAGCCCTCTTTATTTATCAATAAGAATAAGATACTGTTTGCTGAAGGCAATGCAATTAAATATATTTGCAGACACCAGGATAAAGGAAAGAAACAGGATTTGTTAAAAGCAATCCATTATATAGAAATGATTATAGAAAGGGATTATGAAAGTACCTCTATTTGAAGCACAAAAGGAATGGGTAGAACCAGAAGAATTTCCAGATCTAAGATCTTATGATGAGATTGCAGTAGACTTAGAAACAAGAGATCCAGATTTAAAGAAGAAAGGATCCGGTTCTGTTATAGGTAACGGAGAAGTAATTGGTATAGCTGTTGCTGTTCCTGGACGATCTTTTTATTTTCCAATAGCGCATGGATCAGGTCCTAACATGGATCGTAAGAAAGTTTTAGAATGGTTTAAAGATACCATGGCAACTCCTTCCATTAAAATATTTCATAATGCAATGTACGACGTGTGTTGGATAAGACAATTAGGTATTAAAATCAATGGTTTAATCGTAGATACTATGATTGCAGCATCATTGATTGATGAGAATAGATTTCAATATAGTTTAAATATGTTGTCTTGGGATTACCTTGGTTATGGTAAGAGCGAGGCCGCTTTAAATGAAGCAGCTAAGTCTAGAGGATTAGATCCTAAAGAAGATATGTGGCAACTACCAGCAATGGAAGTTGGAGCGTATGCTGAAAAAGATGCTGAACTTACATTAGAACTTTGGCAAATGTTTAAAAAAGAAATCATTCATCAAGATATAGAATCAATATTTAGTACAGAAACTGATTTATTCCCATGTCTAGTTGATATGAGATTTAAAGGAGTAAGAGTTGATATAGAACGTGCACACAAGTTGAAACAGCAACTAACAGCACAAGAGCATGAATTGTTATTAAAAGTAAAACAAGAAACAGGGATAGAGCCACAGATTTGGGCAGCAAGAAGTATTGCAAAAGTTTTTGATAAGCTTGGCTTAGATTATGACACAACTGAGAAATCATCAGCACCTTCCTTTACTAAAAATTTTTTACAGGAACATTCTAACCCTATAGTACAAATGATTGCTAAAGCAAGAGAAATTAATAAAGCACATACAACTTTTATTGATACTATTATTAGATACGAGCATAAAGGTCGTATTCATGCAGAGATCAATCAAATAAGATCAGATCAAGGTGGTACTGTTACTGGAAGATTCAGTTATAATAATCCAAACTTACAGCAGCTACCAGCAAGGAACAAGGATCTTGGACCATTAATTAGATCTTTATTCTTACCAGAAGAAGGACATACATGGGGTTGCTTTGACTACTCACAACAAGAACCAAGATTGGTTGTTCACTATGCATCATTGCATCAATTCCCTTCAGTTTATCCTGTAATAGAATCTTATAAGAATGATCCTAATACAGACTTCCATCAAATCGTTGCTGATATGGCTAACATTCCAAGATCACAAGCTAAAACAATTAACCTTGGATTATTTTATGGAATGGGTAAGGCTAAACTACAGGCTGAACTTGGTGTATCAAAAGAAAAAGCTGCAGAATTATTTGATCAGTATCATGCTAAAGTTCCATTTGTTAAACAGTTAATGAACTCAGCATCTAATAGAGCTCAAGAACGTGGTCAAATTAGAACTTTACTAGGTCGCTTATGCAGGTTTCATCTATGGGAACCAAATAGTTTTGGTATGCATAAAGCATTGCCTCATGAAGAAGCACTCCAGGAACACGGACCAGGGATCAAGCGAGCATACACTTACAAAGCTTTAAATAAATTGATTCAAGGATCAGCTGCTGACATGACTAAAAAATCTATGTTAGAATTATATAAAGAAGGTATAGTTGCTCATATTCAAATTCATGATGAATTAGATATATCAGTTGAGTCTCCAGAACATGCTAAAAAAATAGTTGAGATAATGGAGAATGCAATTCAATTAGATATTCCAAATAAAGTTGATTACGAGTCTGGTGAAAACTGGGGTGATATATATGATTGATTATGTCGTATCTTAATGCTAACATTCCACCAATTTATTGTAACGTAAGAAGGGAATATTTATATGACTTTAAACAGCATCATGGAGAAACTGAAAGTTGTGTGGTCTTTGGTATTGCGAGTATATCTGGCCGCGCAATATTATTTCATTGTATACTTGAATCAGGTGCAATCTATTACAGATTACCTATCAGCGCTTTTTTTCAAAAAAATTTTGATCGCAGAAACGTACCAGATCAAGATCTCAAAAATCTTGAACTATGGAATTCATTTAGTTATTTTCCTAGCATTATCTGCTTTGATTTTTTAAAAGGACAATCTTGTAAATATTTTAGTGGAGGTAAAACACATAATGCAGAATATTTATTTACTATTGACTGGGCGCATCCAGATGCTAATATCCTTAATACTGAACATTCCGAAATGGTTTCAGAACATAAATGTGCTCATGTTCTCAAGCTTACTAACGGTAATTTCGCTGCTCAGCCTAACAATCGCATTCTTTGGAATGTGCCTAATTTCACTAATTATTCAGGTGTACCAGACTATAAAGTACAAAGTACTGAATGGAATGTTGAAAATAAAAATTGGGTAACAGAGGATTCTGATAAAATGTTTTATGAAGTAGAGGATAAAAATGAGTAAAGAAAAATTAACATTCGTAGTTACTACACTGGTTACAACTACTTTATGTATTGTTGTATTAAGTATGGTTATGACTCTTATGACTGGTCTATTTGATGAAAAAGTAGACAATGCCGAAATATTTAAATTAATTAGCCCTGCCTTCCAAACTATCATCGGGGGCTTTATAGGTCTTTTAGCTGGTGTAAAGTTAAAAGCAAATGATGACGACAAAAACTGCAACTGCAAATAATTGTATTAACAAACTAGCAGTTGGATGCTGCTTATTAAATAATTGTAAATGTTATTATGACAATAAGGAATATATTAATAAAATATTTGATAGTAGCTCTACTAGCGTTTGTATTAGGTACATTCTTTCCGAATCCCGTCGCCAAGAAGAAAACTGAAAACGCCATTATTGCCTGGGCAAAAAGCCTGGGGTTTGGACCACCGAGGTTTGAATATCACAATAATGAAGAATTTATCATATCTCTTAAAAAATGTATTTCCTACCTCAATTTTGACATCCCAACAAGCAAACACATAAATACGGAACTTATAATAGCCCAAGCTATTGTTGAATCTAATTATGGAACTTCAAGATTTGCAATTGAGGGGAATAACCTGTTTGGTATAAGAGTATGGTCAACAGAAGGAATGTTGCCATATAAACAGCCAGATCATATAAATTGGCGTGTAAGAGTCTTTAAAAACAAATGCGAATCTGTTAAGTATTATATTGAAATTCTAAATACAAAACAAGTATATGCAGAATTTAGAAAAGCTAGAGACATGTCATTCAATAGAGATCCTATTAAAATGGCAAAAGCATTAGATAGTTTTTCTACAAACAAAGAATATGAAAAACACGTAATAGAAGTTATAAAAAGATTAAGAAATGATATTAGTAAGTGATTATATTAAATTTGATAATGAAAATTTAATTTTAAAATTAAGAGAGTATATAAAAAATAATCCTTGTTGTGAAATATATCCAAATTGTACACATCCAGATTATCAATCAGATGGTAATATATTTTTAATAAATGACGAAAACATAAATATTGTAAAAGAAAATTATCTTTCTTTTATAAAGAAAATATTAAATAAACAATTTTTAAATATAATATCTAATAATTGTTGGGTATATATAAATAATAAAGATCAAAAACTTAATAATAATTGGCATAATCATCTTAATAATGAAATAGCTGATAAAGATAATATTTATATAGCTGGATTAATGTATTTAACAGATACAAAATTTGGAACTAAATTTAAAACCAAATACTTGAAAGCTCAAACAATTCCTCATATAAATAGATGGTATATGTGGGATTCATCAATATCACATATACCAATTGG